ACAGCTTGTTACGAGTCGTCTTCAGCCCGCGGCGGTAAGGCTGCGGCAACAGTTTCTCAGGTTATACTAGAGAAAGGTCGAAGAGAGCGTAATCTCCTCAATCGCGAACGGATTCAAAACCGTTCAGAATTCATCATACCTTTGATGATTATGATGTTCTTAAACCCTATTTTTGGGTTATTAGCCCTCTTCCTTTGGCTGGAGAAGGAAACTTGGCGGCCTGAAGCCACCATAAAATTCATAGATCTGCAAACAGGTCTAGAGACTGATAGGGAAGTCCCTATCGAACAGGTGGGAGAGCTAATCTTCCACTATTCTTTACGTAAATACAAGGAGAATTACGTCAATTTATATCACTGCAACGTCGCGGTGGTACGAGAACCCGGTCCAAAATGGAGGACCATTACTGCTTCATCAATTTTCCATGCTGAAGCTTTGCAGCCGTGGGCGCACGTCATGCTTTCTCTTCTGGGCGATATACCAGAGGCTAGTTCCGGGATTTCAAAATCTCGGCACGGATGGGAGTTTGCAAAGTCCCTAAGTCCTGAAGATCCAAGTCTTCAATGGGTATTCGATAAGAATACGAGTCTCATTGGACTGTCAACCGATGAGGAAACAGCTACCGACTATTTCAACTGGACGGTAGCAGCTGATATCATTAAGTGTTATAATGATGTCTTTGGTGTCCCTAAATGGTATGGGGACACAGTTCTCCGGCTCCTAACAACGAGTCGGACTCTTGTGTACAACGGTAAAACCATTTGTCGTACACTTCGGGCCGCACTGATGGGTGACCCAGGTACTAAAGCCGTTCTAACCGGCTTAAACTTAGCTGCCGTGATCAAAGCACAGCAAGAGTATACGTGGGTTTACGCACGTATAGTAGGTGATGACCTTGCGGCCATCACAACTAGTCGAGAAGCTGGACAGTCAATTCTCGACAACATTACTTCATGGGATATGAAGTTATCGGAAGACGATACCTACTTAGGTCAACACGTCTTCTTTACCGAAGAACTGATCACAGTTCCTAAGACTTCTCATGATACTGTAGACCGTATCAAGAAATCGAGGAAGTATGGAAGACTTCCTTATGTGGATTCGGTTAAGATCCGACTCCTACTTGACGTCCGAAAGAATCGGGACGATTATTCCTACACGCCTACGGGTAGGATAAGCCAGTATGGTAAAGATATGTCATACTTGAAGAGGTCCGCAGATCCGCGGGCTCTGTTCCACCTTGGATCTCTTATCCAGGATATCGTTCTCTCTACGGGAGAACATGACGGTGCGGTTTATTTCCCGTACCATATCTACGGAGAGGGTAAACCTCCCTTGTTCGATAACCCTAGGAATGTACTAAGGTTCTGGATCCAGCAAAAAGCTGGATCAATGTTACCCTCTTTAATGAGGATAGCGAGAGATGCCCTCCACTATAGGGAGGACAGAGGATTGGGAGCTGAACGCTCCCAGATACTTAAGAGTGCAGCCATAGGCCAAAGACACTCTAAAAATGAGGCTTGGAGGGTTACATTCAAGCCCGTCGATGATCCATTAATAAGGGATCATAAGATGGCCTCAATCCCTCGGTACGAGGCCTTTTCTTCCGTAATCCTAAACCGATTGCGGGAGTTCATTATCTCCGATAGGGAGATAACAGGAATTCAGGCAAAGGCTGAGTTCGTCAATTCCCTTCTTAATGAAGTAGATATTCCAGTCCGTCAAATGAGACTGGTTGATGTAGAACCCGACGAGGTTCCAATGACCCTCGCAGAAATGCAAGAGTTTTTCCGTGTTTGGATGGAAGATCCAAACTCGTTCCGTAGCGTAAAGCTACAAGAATATTTCGACAGAGACCCTGTCGAATTACTTTTAGGGGAAACTTATCCCTTAAAGACAAAGATTAAGCTAACGCCTAATCATACTTTCCTCAGAGAACGACCGAGGAGAGATAAACTAGAGGACCACGATGCAGTCGTCCTCTATGAATGGCTTAAGACTGCTTACGCCAATCCTGAGAATGTACCTGACATCCCAAGAGATAACTTATCAGATGATGAGTTTATATTGGACGATTTATATTTGAATCGTGCAAAATTGTTCCTTGTTTCCGACGACAAGAGACTTGCTCAGGCGCTATCTACGGCGCGCCGGAGAAACGGTAGGCATTACAGGACCTACAGGATACCTTGCCATCTTTGGGCCAAGGGTAAGTGGTCATGGAGAGAATTCGGGCCACCGATGACCGACCTCAACGTCGAGGTTGATATGGGAAGTGTACAAGCATACTTCGCAAATTTGGCGATCGACGAAGAGACTGCCAAAAAGGCCTATGAGGCAATAGGTCAAGGTTCCTCAATCTTGAGGAAGAAAGGCATGGATGTCCGTACCTTAAGAATACCGGATCTAAAGCCATCCGATAAATATATCAGCCCCTATCAAGAGGTTGTTTTTGGAGAAGACGAGGAAATTGTCTTCCCACCGAAAGGATTTCCCTATCGGTTTGAAGTTATACCTTTTGTATAGCTTAATTGCTCTGAAAACAGAGTTGGGGGGAACCCCAGCAATTAAGCGGTCAATAAGACATTATGTCGTTGACCTCTCGCCAGAGTTCGGGGCCGAC